AGCGCACATCGCGACCACAAAAAACCAAAACGGACATGACAATAGAACAATCAAAGAAGTACAACGAGCTTCTCAACCTCTACGAGGCCCGTACAGACCTGACGCCTGGTCAACTACAACTCCTCTTCACTTTGGCCTGCGTCATTCTCGAAGAGCGCGACCTTCAGTCTTACTGTGATCAGCATGGCACGTGCTACCAGGTAACAGGTAAGAGTGGTGACGTCTACTCACGGATGCGCCCAGAGTGGCAACAACTCAAGGAGGCGCGACACCGCAAGCAGATTATTATCACACGCCTTGAGAATTGGATTGGAGAAGGTAAGCCAGTGACTGACGAGAATGCCGAATACTTCGACTGATGAGTGATTACACAAACGTGCAAGTTCCACTGACTCAAAAGCAATTCCGGATACTCTCACGAGTAGCATCGCGTGAAAGGATTAGCGTAGAATGGCTATTGCATTGCTACGTGAAAGAATTGGCTATTATGTGTCTCGATGATGAATAAGTATCACTTTGACCAAGCAGCCGCAGATCGCGCTGTCACCTTCATTGAAAGGTTCTGCACCCACGTCAAAGGCGACTTGGGCGGCAAGCCTTTCCTGCTGGAGGACTGGCAGAAGGACGACATCATACGACCGTTGTTTGGATGGAAGAAGCAGGACGGCACCCGCAAGTACCGCACCTGCTACGTCGAGATTCCGCGCAAGAATGGAAAGAGCAACCTGAGCGCGGCCATTGCCTTGTACATGCTTTTTGCTGATGGCGAGAAGGGCGCCGAGGTTATCAGCGCGGCAGGCGACCGAGGACAGGCCAACATCGTCTTTAACATCGCTCAGGAGATGATCACCAACAACGAGCATCTTCGAAGTAGGGCCAAGGTGCTCCGCAACGTTGTCCATTACAGGAGCAGTTGGTACAAGAGCATCAGCGCGGAGGCGTACACGAAGCACGGACTCAACTGTCATGCCGTCATCTTTGATGAGCTTCACACGCAACCCAACAGAGACCTCTGGGACGTTCTGACGACCTCGACAGGCGCAAGGCGTCAGCCGCTCATTATGGCGCTCACTACGGCAGGCCACGACCGCGCATCTATCTGCTACGAGGTCCACGAGTACGCCACTGCCGTCAAGGATGGACGCATCCAAGACCCGACGTTTCTACCTGTCCTGTACGCGGCAGATCAGGACGACGACTGGACGAAGGAGGATACGTGGAAGAAGGCCAACCCGGGCTACGGCACTATCTGCCACAAAGGATACTTCGAGCAAGCTGTACAAAACGCAAAGGCAAATCCATCTATGGTTAACAGCTTCCTGCGCCTTCATCTCAATATTTGGACCAGCGCAGAGACGGCTTGGATTCCTGATGACGTTTGGATGAAAGGCTCCACACCAATACCATATGACCGACTTCCACACCTGCCATGTTATGGCGGCCTTGACTTGGCAAGCACTCAAGACCTTACCGCCTTCGCTCTACTTTTTGACGACGTGGATAACGATTGTTTCTATCTTCTCGTTCATCAGTTTGTCAACTCGGAGAAGGCGCACACGAAGAAGCTAAGCGCAGGAATCGACTACGTGGCCTTTCAACGCGAGGGCGACATCACAATCACACCAGGCAACGTCACGGACTACCGCATCGTCAAAGAGTACATCGTAGAGCAGTGCGCCAAGTACGACGTCAGAAGCATCGGCTATGACCCGCGCTTCTCTACCTACATCGTCAGTGAGTTAGAGGCTGACGGAATCGTCATGTCCGCCATGGCGCAGAACATCACAACGATGAACGGACCGACGAAGGAGTTTGAGATGGCTGTCATGAAGGGCAAGGTAATTCACGGAGGCAACCGTTGCCTGCGCTGGCAGATTGGATGCGCTGTAGTCTATACCGACAACAACGAGAACAAGCGCGTTGTGAAAGAGAAGCAGGAGAACAAGAAGGTTGACGGCATCATAGCCTCAATCATAGCCATGAATGAATACTGCCACACATTAGGCTCCGAGGATATAATGTTGGAGATATTGGATTTGTAAAATACCTTTCGTATCTTATAAGGATACAAGGGTTAAATGGCTACACTCGCAGACCGCCTACGTTCCATCTTTCGCTATCGAGTCGGCAAGTACGACTCGCAGACACTCAAGCAAGACCTGGGCATCACAGGCTTCGTGAGTTCTGGCGTCCACATCACAGAGCAAGGCGCCCTGGGCGTTTCCACCGTCTACGCTTGCGTCAACAAGATTGCCAGCACGATCGGCGCCCTGAGCCTTGACATCTACATGCGCGATGGCCGCAACGTGGAGATGGCCAACATGCACCCAGCTTCTCAGGTGCTAGACAACCCTAACGACGAAAACACACCGTTTGAATTTTGGGAGACCCTCGTAGCTAGCGCCCTGATCTACGGGTGCGGCTTTGCCATCATTGAGCGCAACAACCGAGGCTACGCTGAGCGCCTTATCCCTGTCCACTACTACGACGTTGACATTCGCGAGGTATCAGATGAGCGTATCTACACCGTCCGTGACTACGGAATGGTACGCCCTGAGAACATGCTGGAGATTTGCAACATGCACCGCATGAGTCCTATTAGGCTTCACCGCGAGAACATCGGACTAGCCAAAGCCGCGCAGGATTTTGGTAGCGAGTACTTCGGTCAGAAAGGTCAGATGACAGGCGTCTTGGCTAGTGACCAACCACTGCGCAAGGAGCAGATGGACGTAATCCAAAGTTCTTGGAACAGCTCCAGCATGAACGCAGGAACGAAGCTCCTGCCGTTTGGCTTCAAGTACCAGCGCATCACAATCACACCCGACGAGGCGCAGTTTATCGAGACGCGCAAGTTCCAAGCGGAAGAGATTTGCCGCATCTACAGCGTGCCACCTTCGCTTGTCCAACTGCCATCACAGACGACGTTCAACAACGTGGAGCAGCAGAACTTGCAGTTTGCTCGTCACACGATTGTGCCCTGGACAAAGCGCATTGAGCAGGAGATTAACCGCAAGCTCATCCAATCGTTTGAGCGCCCTGAGATTTACGCGAGGTTTGACCTCAATGACCTGTACCGAGGCGACATGAGTGCACGCGCCAATTTCTACCAGCAGATGCTGCAGAGTGGCGTTATGAGTATCAACGAGGTGCGAGGTAAGGAGAGTTTGAACCCAGTAGACGGTGGCGACGTCCACACCGTGCAGATTAACCAAATCGCCTTGGATCGCCTAGGCGAGTATTCAGATAAAGTATCCAGCGATGGAAATCAAGCAACAGTATAAGGACGCTGAAAAGCGTACGATGGGCACCGTCGAGGTGCGCGAGGCTGAAGGCGAGGAGATGGTTCTGGAAGGCTATGCCGCTGTATTCAACAGCGAGACTGACCTAGGCCATTTCCGCGAAGTCATCAAGCCAGGCGCTTTTGATGACGTCATGACCAATGACGTGCGAGCGCTCATCAACCACGATCCGAACCTTGTGCTCGGACGTACCACAAACGGCACGCTGACCCTTGAGCAGGACGAGCGCGGACTGAAGTACCGCGTGAAGCTAGGAGGCCAGCAGTATGCCAAAGACTTCTATGAAAGCGTAAAGCGAGGCGACATCAGTCAGTCCTCGTTTGCCTTTACCATCGACAAGCAGTCATGGAATGAGGAGCGCACTGTGCGTAGCGTTGACAAGGTGCGGCAGTTGTTGGACGTGTCACCTGTGACCTATCCAGCATACGCAGCCGCCACGGTGCAGGCGCGTGACCTACAGCCTGAAATCGAACAGGTCGCAGCTCCTGCGCCCGAAGCAGATACAGATTCTCACAAAAACCCTCAACCCTCAACCATGAATCTCAACGAGATGAAGGCGACCCGTGCCAAGCACGCAGATCGCTTTGAAGCGTTGGTCAACCTCGCGGAACAAGAAAACCGCGACTGGACCAACAACGAACAAGAAGAGGCCGACCTTTGCAAGCGCGAAGTGGAGCGTCTCGACGGAAAGATTGCACGACGTGCAGCTCACGAAGACATGATTGCTCGCCAGGCTCAGATGGGCGGTAGCACCGTCTCTGAGTCCAAGGAAATCAACAAGATTAACCGCTCTTTCAGCCTCGCCCGTGCTGTACAAGCTGCATCCTTTGGCAAGTCGCTGGAAGGCGCAGAAGCTGAATGGGCGCAAGAAGCCTCACGCGAATTCCAGTCGCGCGGCTTGCAGATGAGCGGCCAGATTGGTATTCCTGGCTCGGCTTTGTTCCGTGCTGGTGCAGCCGATGACTTCCAAGCTGTTTCAGGTGATGGCTCTGGATTCGTTCCTACCAACGTGCCAGGCGTCATCGATGCCCTCCGCGCTCCAACTTTGGCCGAGCGTATTGGCACCACTGTCATCAACAACGCTACTGGCAACCTCAAGTTTCCACGGGTTTCTGTGAAAGCCGCAGGTACTGGTGCAACCGAAGTTGAGGCGAACTCAAACTCAGGCTTGGAACTCGACGAGGTGACGTTGACGCCCGAACGCGTATCTGCCAAGACGTTGTACTCTAAGCAACTCATCCTTCAGGGTGGTGCGCAAGTCGACGCCATGATTAGCCGCGAGTTGGCTGCAGCTATGAACGCCTACGTTGACACCGACTTCTTCGACGCGGCAGCAGCAGGCGCAGGTTACAAGATTGACACAGGTTCTGACGCTGGAGTGACCGACACTACTTTGGCTCCTGCAAACATCTTCGCGATGGAGCAGAACGTTTTGGCCGCTGGTGGTGACTTTGGTAAGTGCGTGTGGGTCATGTCGCCTAAGGGCTGGGAAATTTCTCGCGACTTGGCAACAGTGGCTGCTGTCTCTGCCATGTGGGAGAACAACCAGTTTGACGGATTTCCTGCCTACGCCACTCCTTACTTGACTAACGCGGCATCTACAAGCGAAGGCCGCTTGTTGTTTGGTGACTTCAGCGCTGGTATGATCCTCGCCTTCTTTGGTGGTATCGACCTGCTTGTTGACCCATACAGCAACGCAGGCACTGCACAGATTGCTTTGCACGTGAACAAGTTCTACGACAAGGCCGTGCGCCAGTCAGGAGCTTTGGCTTCAATCATTGACGCAGCCTAACAACTAAACGATGGAAGCCTGGCAATAGGGCTGGGCTTCCTTTTTTCTCTCACTCATGAACGTTATACGTCCAGCATATCCGACTAGCACTTCCATCGTGTCGCTTGCAGACATGAAGGAGTTTTTGCGCGTAGATCACGACGACGAGGACACGACCATCACAGCTCTCCTCGATACGGCTGTAGCGCACGTGAGTGATTACACGAACAGGCACATAGGTACGGCAACAAACGCCACCTTCTACCTGTCGCATTGGCGCCCAGCGGCATTGGCATTTGGCCCTGTCGTTAGCGTCAGCCAAGTCGTCTATGACGACACCTCAGGCACACAGCAAACCCTCGACACCTCGAAGTGGTATATTGGAAGAATGGCGCAAGACAGCACCATGATCTACTTCCGCGACGTGCCTGACCTCGAAGAATACAACGCCCTGCCTATACGCATCACAGCGTCTTGTGGTGGTCGCGCTGAAGCCAACATTGAGCACGCCATCCGCATGCTCGTAGCTCACTGGTACGAAAACCGCAGGGCAGTAGTCACGGGCACCATTACGGCTCAAATACCTATGGCCGTAGAGTCCTTGCTAAATCCTATGCGAGTCATTGACATGCGGCCATGAACATCGGATTCCTCGATAGACGCATCTCTTTCTACGCGCCTTCCAACTCCATCAACAGCTATGGAGAGAAGACGGGTGGCGATAACTTGTACGCCACAGTGTGGGCGGCAATGGATCACAAGAGCGCGTCGAGCAGTATGGTGATGGAGCAAGAAAGCAGTGTCAACCACCTTGTGTGGCGCGTCCGTAGCTCCTCCACTACGCGAGCCATTACACCCAAGTACACCATCAGGTACGGCTCTGACAGCTACGAGATTTTGGCTATTCAAGAGGTAGGGCGCAACAGTGAGCTTCACTTTGTTTCACGTAGAGTCGTTTCAGAATGACACAGGTAACGGTGGAGGGCTTACCTAAGATTGTGGCCAAGTTGGAGAAGCTGGCCAAGTGGAACGAGAATGACCACAACGCATTGGTGGAAATCAACCAGCGCGTAGGTAACGTCTTTGCTATGTCCGCCAAGGCTAATGTTAAAGACTTTACTGGCGACATCAAGGTCTACGAAAAAACAGGGCGCGGATCAGGACGCAACCCAGGCAACCAAGCTGGTAAGGTGCGCATGGTCGTCAAGAAAGGTCAACTGCGCAGAAGCATTGGAGTATGGCAACCACGCAAGAACGAGACCCGCGTTTTGGCTGGGCCAATGACGAATACGATGGGCCGTCGTAAGACGCGCAAGAACGCAGACGGATGGTTTTCGCACATTGTAGAGACAGGACACTTCTTTGGCAAGCAAACAACGACCAGCAACGTTGGTGCATTTGGACGGAGTAAGAAGGCCACAGAGTCGCGTATGCGCAACCTTCATTTGAGATTGTTACAGAACCGCTTTGGAAAGTACATGAAATGAAAGTAGGTCTCGCCATACGCTCCTTGCTAGTCAATGACTCTGACGTCAATGCGATTGTTAGTGGACGCATATATCCAGAGATGGCCATTGAAGGCTCACAGACGCCTTATATCGTTTACAGCGTCATGTCTAACACGCCATCAAATACTAAAGATGGCACACCAGTAGACGAGGCAAACGTTGAAATCCTCAGCGTGGCCCGTTCATATTCAGAAGCCAATGACCTTGCCGACAAGGTGCGCGATGCGCTTGATCGTGTTGGCACCACAGTAAGCGTGGCAGAAGGTTCAATTGTCGTAAATTCCATACAGTACACAAACGAGATAACGCAGGTCACAGAAGACCGCAGCTTGTTTGCCTCAGTTCAAGATTATACCATCCGCATAAACCGCAACTCATGACAGAATTTTTGATTGAAAACTGGGGCGAATTGACGCTGGCCGTTCTCGCCCTCGTAAAGGTTATCGTGAATCTCACGCCAACCGAAAATGACAACAAGGTGTTTGGCTATGTCGACACCCTGATCAACCTCATTATTGCAGACCGCATCAAACCCTCCAACAAATAACCATGGCAGAAACTACTGGAGTCATCAATGGCTCTGACCTCCGCATCTTCCTGTCCTCTACTGACGACAGCGAAGTCTTGATTGATAACCTCACGGATTGTTCAATCAGCGTCACCACCGACTTGCGTGACACCACCACGAAGAACAACAACGGCTACCGCGCGATGTTGCCAGGCTTGAAAAGCGCCACTATCAACTTCACCGCGCTCTACGCTTCTGATGCCACCAACGGATACAACGAGCTAATCGGCTATCAGTTGGCTGACACGAAGATCTACCTGCTGTTCACTCACGCTCCTGACGGAACGGAGAACGCAGGCGACGAGCGCTTCGACGTCTCTGGATACATCACCAGCTTGGAGTTGAGCGGAGGCACCGAGGACAACGGTACCTACACTTGCACCGTTGAAGTTCACGATACTATCGTTCGCGAGGCAATTCCAGCATAACTAAATTAGCTGCATGACAATTACTTTAGAAGGCAAGACCTTTCCAGTGCGCGCTTCCATGCGGGCTTGGAAAAACTTTGAGAAAGCCACAGGGTGTAAGGTGACTGGGGG